CTATGCTTAGGTTTAGCCTTTTCGCTACTTGAGCTAAGGTCATATTACCATGGCGCTTGATAGATATATTGCAACAATTAAAATCTTTTTTATAATTAATCCATGCTGGACAATTTTTTTCTGTACATTTTCTATTATTAATTGCACATTGTTTTGCACATTGTTTCATAAATTTAAATTCTCCTTTTCTAAAATATCAAATATATTTTCTATATCATTTTTATCTAATGCAAATTGCTTGACAATATTTTTTTGTTTTTCTCTAGAATTTTTGATTTTGTTTTGGTGTGACTGTGAGACGCCTTTTTTTTCTTTTATGTCGTCTATAAAAGCTATCATATTTTTATTTTTATTGATGTAGCCTGTAATAACTTCATTAAAAAATTCTTTAATTTTAATTTCATCGTGATGTAAGCGAATTTTTAAATCTGCATGTAGTTTTGTCTTGCTATCAAAACATATTTGTTTTTTATTTTCACCGTAACCTTACATTTCCTATTTTCCTAAAATGTGTGTAGAGCTTTCAATAAGGCTCGCTCTTGTTTGACGAATGAATTTTGCCTTCGATTGTAGTTCAAGGATTGTACGCGCACCTGAATACGACAGGCCCGATGTAATCCCGTTTTTTAAATCTTCTAGTATCTCTTCCACTCGCCCCTTATAGGGGATCAACGTGGAAACACCTTCGTTGGAAGAGAACTTGCCGCGCCAGTCTAGCTGCGCCTCTTTGCTCGCCATCCCTCGGTATTCTTTTTGTACCCCTTTTAAGGTAACTATCTTCTCTCCAGGTGACTCATCGGTTCCGGCCAACATCGAACCAAGCATCACAAAGTCTGCTCCAGCAGCGAAAGCTTTTACGATGTCGCCGCTCGTTCGTATGCCGCCGTCTGCAATGATTCTAGTGGAGCGATCTGTTTTAGCACAATCAAATAAAGTTTGAAGGCCCGGCATTCCATGGCCGGTTTGAATTCTAGTGGAGCAAATTGATCCACCTCCTATATTGCATCGTATACTATCTGCTCCCCAGTCCGCCAAATCGTTGAAAGCCTGAAGGGTTGCAACATTTCCAGCCATAATATGTACACTATTATTTAGCAAGTCTTTAATAGATTTAATGGCGCGTTCCATTAATTTGTGATGACCGTGAGCTACATCCACACACAAAACTCTTGCGCCGGTGTGTGCCAAGCGAGAGGCTCTCTTTAAATAATCTCCCGTCACACCTACCGCAGCCCCAATGACTTCAAAATTCTCCCACGCATCTTTAACTATCTTACATTGCTCTTCAATCGAATTATAACGATGAATAATTCCTAACCCTCCCGCGGTGGCCATTGCTATTGCCATCTTAGGCCCAGTTACAGTATCCATTGGAGAAGATATAATGGGGAGATCTAATTTTATTTTGGGGCTGTCTCCTAAAGAATTTCCAATATAGATCTCTTTACGGCTTTCTATGTCTGAATATTGAGGCGTTAACAAAACATCATCATATGTAAGGGCTTCTTTAAGTTTCTCCATCAATAATCTCCCAATTCTCTTTTATTAATTTTAACGGCACCGTAGATGTGCGGCCATCGCCGGCGAACAAGACAGTTGCCCACGACCGGTCGTACCCGGGATCGCGAACGTCTTTGTCTACCACGACACTTATAACAAGAGCCGTTGAATCGTTTCTTCTGTGTTTTATCAAGTCACCGGCTTGCATTCTTTTCCAGGTCTTCAATCATTTTATCGAGGTACCACCGCGCCTTTTTTAAGTCTTGGAGGGCTTTGCCCTTGTACTTGTGGCGGGAGACGTATTTAATGACGTTGCCCTCGGCATACTCCATTCGCCAAGACTTTATGTATTCAAAAGTCTCAATGGCCTGTTCGCCTTTCCAGTTGATATTGTAGTGCGTTGGGTGATTAACGTTGTCGCTCATTCTTTCTCTTTCGTTTGGTTCAGTACGGATTCCCTGCAAGATATAATATAGTACTGATAATTATTACGCTTATTATGAAGGCAGTAACTTCTTTTAAAAATTTCATTTTTTATTTTTATTCTCCAAATGTTCTTTAAAGTTTTGAACTATTTCAATAGCCTTGTCCCAGCACCCTGGACAGTAGAGGCGAACTACCTCTTCTTCTTCCCGGACAACCACACTCCAGGTTCGTACTTGTTCTTTGTTCATTTTATCAAATCTTTTTTCGCATGTTAAGCATTTATCGCCAAGCTCTCCGAACAAAGTAATTTTGGTTGCGATTTCTTGTTCGCCGTCCTTTTTTGCTTGGTGCGCTTTTTTTCTTCGTAATTTTCTTTCTAATGACATTATTTATCTCCTGTCGATCCGAAACCACCTTCACCCCGTCTTGAGTGAAAGTTTAAAAACTGGTCGGTGTATACCTCTTCAACCCCACAGTGAATGATGGGGATTAGAACTGCTTGTGCAATCTTGTCGCCCCCGTGAATCACCTGGGTTTCTGCGCCAACGTTGTGTAAATTAACATAGACCTCGCCATTGTAGCCAGGGTCAACAACACATGCGCCCACGAGCAACTGTCTCTTAGATGCTATGCCCGATTTGTTTTTGATTTCAAGCATATAACCGTAAGGTATTTCTACTTTGATTCCTGTGGAGAGCAGACGGGAAGCCTTGGGTGGGATATAAAAATCCTGAGTGTTGTACAGTTTTTTATCGCCGTTGGGGCAGTAATAAAAATCAATGCCTGCGTCGGTCTTGTGCGCCCGTGTTGGCAACTTTGCTTCGGGCCTCATTTTATAAGCTTTTATATTCATTTTTTATCCTAACATTCTAAAGTTATATTTAATGGATCGCGTGCTGAATCCCCACTCTTCATCGTAATCCAGCTTGCTCATGTAAGGGCGGTTGAGATAGATCGTGTCTCTCTCGGGATTGACCCCCCAGCACTTGATGGAGTGCGGTGTGGATGTGTCGTCAATCACGCGCACGATCCAATATGTTTTATTATTTTTTGTTTTCTTTGGAATAACTTCTCGCGGAATAAACCACGCTACTCCTAAATCGTTGTCCCATTCGCCGAGAGGGGGAACGCTATAATATTCTAATCTCTCTTTGGTTTCACTATTTAAAACTAAATGCATGGGAAAAATCCCAGTCAAAGATACAATATTATTAATCTCCTCCTCCTTAGTGAATTCTCCTTCAAGCTTGTACATCTCAATGTTTTCATTGAGTTTTTTAGTACTCTTCGGTCGGTCGACCACCGCTGCAGACCAAAAGTGTTTAAGCCCCGCGAACCTGTCGTCCACCAAGCAGTTTAAAGCTCGGCTCCGGGCGAGCACATCTAAAGCTTTCTTGTTTAGTTTGCTGTAAACTATATCCTCATTGAAGAGAAAGTCTTCAATTACATTAAAGGGGCGGTTGTTCATAATTTGTTCAATGGCCTTTTCGCCGAGCCCCTTCAGTGACGTGAGAGGTTGGATCAATGTTTTGTTGTCGTCGGCTATCTCCCAGACAAAACCAGAGTTGTTCACATCCACTGACTGGATATTGAACTTAAACTTTTTAGCAAGATTGATTGCTTTCTCCTTTCTACTCTCCGGCTCTTTATCGAGGAACGCTGCCATCCACTCTGAGGGATAATAGTTGAAAAGCCATGCGCACTGGTAAGAAAGTATGGAGTAGGAAACTGCATGCGACTTGTTAAAGCCGTAGCCTGAGAAGTATTCGAACTTCTTCCACAGAGAATTGGCTGCTTTCTCGGTCATCCCGTGTTCGAGACACCCAGCAACGAATTTAACCTTGATGGCGTTCTTCTCCTGGGCTACTTCCCCCGTTCCCTTTTTGGTGAGAAGCTTACGGAGCTTGTTCCCTTCGTCCAAGCTAATGTCCTTCCCTAGCCTGTGTGCTAGGAGCGCAATCTGTTCCTGGAAGATTAAGAAACCATAAGTTTCTTTAGTAACTTCTTTTACTATGTCGTTTTCATATCTGATCTTGCCTGGGTTTTCTTTGGCTTCTACATACAACTTGTCTACGTCTGCCCCCAAGGGGCCGGGGCGATAAATCGAAGTGATCGCAGCGATATTAATTATGTTCTTTGGCTGCGCTTTCTTGCAAAACTTCTGAGCCCCTGTTTCTGTGAACTGAAAGATGCCAGCCCACTTCCCCTTGTGGAAGATGTTCTTGTAAACCTTGTCATCGCCCAAGTTAATCTTGTCGGGGTGGAGATTCTCGTTATAATAGTCTTGAATCTCTTTAAACGTAGGATTCTTTATACCGTGATGTCTTTTAAGAATGTGGCCAATGGCACATTCAATCATCTTTAAGGTTGAAAGCCCGAGAATATCAAACTTAATGAACCCCATTGGCTCTAAGTGTCGAACGTTTTGACCTTCTGACCAAGGAGTTTGTGTTATTCCGCCGCTGTTGATCAGGGGCATATATTTATCGAGATCTTCCCCGATCACCACACCCCCAGCATGCCTAGAAACAGAACGTGTTTGTCCATACAAGACGTTAATATGATTAGCAATTTGAGGATGTTTGGCCAAGAAGCTCTTAAGTGAGTCTGAGTGCTCCATCACTTCTTCGAATGTTGGTACATAGACTCCTGATTTTATTCCGTGCTTTTTCTTGGCAATGGGTGTCGCTTCTTTCATCATTCGGGACGTCACAGGGTTGACTTCTGTGAAGGGCACTCCATAAAATTTTGAAATGTCTTTAATCAGCGAGCGAAGCTGCAAAGTGTTAAAGTTAGAAATTGGCACTACGGTGCTCCGCCCCCATTCTTCAATTAATAATTCTTTCAGCTCCATTGGGTCTGAAACGTCATAATCAATATCTGGATAATCTTTAGTGTCTTTCCTTAGAAAGCGGGAGAACAAAAGATTATATTTAATTGGATCTACTTGTGTAATTCCTAGAGCATAGGCGACCAGCGAGCCTGCCGCAGAGCCGCGGCCAGGTCCAGTAAGTTGAATTGAGTTTGCTTTATTTACTACTGCGTTCATGGTCAGAAAGTATTTACTAAACCCCCTATCATCAATAACTTGTAATTCTTCTTGCAGCCTATCTGTATATTCTTTATTGGTGTGAAGGTCGAGATCTCTGAGGCCTTCGAAGCATAGCTGTGAGAGCGCCTGGGGGGCACTAAAACCGGCTGGTACAACAAAATCCGGTAGTCGGACTGTATTGTCCGGTAGGAACGATTCTATGCGGTTGTGAGCGATTTTATGAGTCTCGATGAGAGAAGACATGATCAATTCATCGTCGTATTCTTCGCCACACTCTTTGGAGTACTGTTTATAGGATTCCCACATCTGATTTCCGTTTTTGGGGTAAAGTTCATATCCTATTTCTTCGACGTTAATTGGTAGCTCGGAGGTCATCCATTTTGGACTTCCTCCTTTTCCTAGCCAGCCGAGACGTTTATAGAGTTCTCTGTCTTTCCATGCTTTCGCAGAAGGATAGTGACTATCAGCAGTAGAGATTAAACTGAAACCATATTTTCCTGATAACTGAATAATATATTTGTTTAGTTCGTGCTGTTCGGGGATGCTATTCCATTGTAGTTCGCCGTACCAGCGATCTCCAAAAATCGACATCATTTTCTCGGTGGTTTCTTCCATTGCAGCAAAAACAGCGTCTTTGCCCTCTTCTCTATGTTCCCAGTAATTTCCAGCATATACGCCGCCTAAACATGCGCTAGCTGCGATTACTCCTTCGTTGTATTTTCTCAACATTTTGTAATCTACGCGGGGGAACCGATAGAAGTTTTCTTTTGAGTAGGACTTTGACACCATTTTAAATATATTGTTGAGGCCGGTTTGATTTTGGGCGAGTAGAATTAAATGGCGGCGCCGGTTTAAAATGCTTTTGACTGCTTTTTTGGATGCGCCCTCATCCTCAATGATGGTTGCCGATCTTGAATCATCTAATCCTCTTTTTGCTTTTTTGTCAGCTTGTGCTTTTTCATATTCTTCGCGCCACTCTGAAAGGCTTGGGAGAAAATAGGCTTCTACTCCAAATATTGGTTTAAAGTTCTTGCCTTCTTTTTGCATCTCTTTCGCATGAAGGACTTGATATGCTAACCCATTCATATTGCCGTGATCAGTGAGCGCAAGCGCGTCTGAACCATTTTGATGGGCAAACTCCATATGTTCCTTGGGATATCCGAGTCCATCAAAAGGGCTTCCTATCCCGCTATGTGCGTGTAGTCCAACAAATGGTATGTTACTTTTCATTATCTTCTCCAATCAAATTCCACTCATGATATCCTAACATATTATTAGGGGGTCTGTCAAGTTTATTTTCACTCCCTAAATAATTTCTTAAATTATCCCAATTGCTGATATTGTAATACCACGGGAGAGGAAGTACTTTTGCTTCCTCCATTGTAACACATGTAAATATTTTGTCAAGCTCGAAAGAGCGTGCCGACCACCTTTTTTCTACTGGAATTCTTTCACTGTCATTGTACTCTGCAAACGCTCCAGTTCCCTCTTTCCTAATGATTCTGCGAGCTTCTTTAAAGTCTGCCGCGTCAAAAGTAAAGCCTAAATATTCATTATTTTTTATATTTTTATTTTCATGAGAAACATAAAATGGCTTTTTACTTGATATGCTTTTCCGGTGAGGAAGCACCAGTTTAGGATCATACACTCCGTAGGGGAAGGCGGCATAATATTTATCAGGGACTACCCACTTGCTAATCGTTTTGCTCAACCAATAAGCTGTGAGCGCGCCATATAAAACGCTCCATCCCAAACAGTCTCTTTTATCTCTGTCGCGTGGATGAATTGGTACATAATAAATAGGGATTATGCGCTCGTGCTCGGTGGGAAATGTTTTCCGGGGCATATTAAAGCGAAGCGGATCTTGTGCATAGTCACCTAGCCGGTGACGAATTAATG